ATACTTCCTGGAAGATTACACCTTGTTCGGTGATTATGCTTCAGCTCCCACACGCGGTAAAATCAAGTTGTTGTCCATCGTGGACAGTGGTGAAAAGTTCCTGGTTCGCAAGACCGGTGTGATTGAATCTGTCACCATCCTGGATGGTGGTTCTGGATATGCTGTGGGCGCCACAGCTGTGAACCTAGTGGGCGACGGTACAGGCGCAGAATTCCGTGTGTTGGTAGCTGGTGGAAAAATCACACAGGTCACTGTGGTGAACGGTGGTGCCAACTACAGCAATGAAGTCAATCTTGCCACAGGTCTTCCTTTGACATTGTTGACCGCCTCAGGCTCTGGCACAGGAGCTGTGTTTGAATTGAACATCTCCACAGATTTCACACCTGTGGAAACCTTCACTGTGGACTTCAACAATGGTCGTTCTGGTTCATCCACTGCCATCATCACGTTCAGCACAGGTCACATCTATCATGCATCAGGTGAGTACGTGGACAACGCAGGCTTCTTGTCAGACATCATCAAACTGCAAGACAATGACTACTATCAACCTTATTCCTATGTCATTGAAACCACAGAACAGTTGTCCAACTGGAAAGACACCTATCTGAAGAGCACACACCCTGCAGGCTTCAAGATGTTTGCCAATCTGTTGCTCACAGGTGACATCACACCTCCTGTCATCACAGTGTCAGAAGAATTTGACCAAGTGGATATTGAAGACCTTCCATATCGTGAATTGGAAGAAACCCTCACCACGTCTGAAGAAGTGTTGAAGACCATCAGCAAGCCATTCACTGAATCTGTGACGTTGAGTGAAACATTCAATGCTGCCATCGTGTACTTGCAAGATTTTACGGATGCAGTATCAACCACTGAAATTGTCACATTTGATACAACAGTAGCTACTTTGGATACAGTTGCCAGTTCAGATGTGTTGACCAGAGATGTCAGCAAGTCACTAACTGATACTGTGATTGTTGATGAAGAAGTGTTGTTCAGCAACTCCATTGTGTTGACTGATTCATTGAATGTTTCAGACACGTTACAATATAATTTCAATCAACAGAATGATGCCACATCAGACTTGCAAGATGATGTGTCCATGACAGACGGTACCGCGTTTGCAGTATCCAAGCCATTCACAGATTCCACAACAACATCTGATGCTATTGAATTGACAGCAGAACCATTCAAATCAGATGTTGTGAATACAAGTGAAGTGCTAATATTCAATACAGAAATGGCATTTGTGGACACCATCAGCATCACCGATAGTTTGGTGACAGATTTCAATCAACAAAATGACGCCACATCTGATTTGCAAGAAAATGTAGAATTCACTGAAACTGTGGCATTGGACACCGACTATGTGTTCACTGACAGTTTCAACAAAACAGACACCATTGTTGTGGATGTGGATTTGAACAAGACGGATACCATCAACATTGCGGATGTGTTGACCAAGGATGTGGATTACACGTTAGTTGACACACAAAACAACACGGATAGTTTGTCTTTGGATGTAAATACTGTATTGTCTGACTCCATTTCAACATCAGACAATGTGAATTTGTTGATTGTGATTCCAGTGAATCTATCAGACAACACCTCCACATCTGATGTAGTTGTGAAGGAATTGGAATTCACATTGTCTGATACTGTCACATTGTCTGACACCATGGTCAGAACCTTTGACCAACAGAATGATGCATCCAGCGACCTGCAGGAAGATGTGACACTTGGAGATGCGGTGGCATTGGATCTGGATTATGTGATTCCCACAGACACCATCACAATCAGTGACGCAGACAACAGAAATGTGGGCAAGAGTGTCACAGACAGCATCACCACAACAGATGTGGGTGGTTCCACTGTTTTGGAAAGTTATTTTGCTGAATCCTATGTAACTACACAAACCACTACATCCACTTACGTGGGAACTGTCAGCAGTTTCTAAATTTTGTATAAATACTAGTATTGATTCGTAGTTTCATCAACTTAAAACCAGAGGAAAACAATGGAAGAACTAATCAAAGCAACCGGTAAGGTGAAGATTGTGGTACATGATGAAAATGGTGTGGTAAAGGAAGAACGCAACATTGATAATCTTGTGGTGACTGTAGGTAAGGCCTACATCACTTCACGTATGATTGGCACATCTTCAGGTGTGATGTCACACATGGAAGTGGGTACTGATAACACATCTGCTGCTGCAGGTCAAACAGCACTTATTGCTGCTGTAGCTTCATCACGTACCTCACTAACTTCTTCAACACAAGTTACCTCATCAACCGCCGACGACTCTGTGCAATATGTTTGCACATTCCCAGCTGGTACAGGTACAGGTGCTCTTGTGGAAGCAGGTATCTTCAACGCTTCATCATCAGGAACCATGTTGTGCCGCACTGTGTTCTCAGTAGTGAACAAGGGTGCTTCAGACGCTATGACCATCACTTGGACTGTCACACTTTCATAATTAAAAACTAATGCCAGCATTATTGCCGATTAGGTTCCGGACGGAACTTGCACGCAGTTTTCACCGAGATATTGTAAACACATTGAATGTCCCTAGTGGAGAGTTGAACACTCTGAACACTTTGGATACCACAATGTACACCTATTCGGCAACTGCTGGAGACACCACATTCACAGGTGAGGACATCAAAGGTAAAACTTTGAGTTACACACCAGGAAGAGTTGAAGTGTATGTGGATGGTGACAAAGTGTTAACTGATGATTACATCGCCACAGATGGTACCAGTGTGGAACTTCTGACACCCACGGGTGAAGAAGTCACCACACTCACCATCAGTGGAATAGAATTTGCTGATACTGCTGTGAATAGCAGTTCAGACACCATCACCTATGTGGATCATGGATTCAATGAAGGTGACAAGGTGATTTATTTTGAAAACGGCGCCGCAGCTGGTATCACCAATCTTGTGAATTCTGTATCCTACTACATTATTGTGGTGGATGATGACACTATTCAACTGGCAACAAGTCGAGCATTTGCCATTGCTTCATCTCCCACTGCTGTTAATTTGAATGCAACTAGTGCATCAGGTTCAGCATTCCAACTGGTTCTTGTGGAAGAATACATTGAAGGTGCTATAGTGGATGAACAATTGGTGAATCTGCAAGGTGTGAACGTTACCACCACCAACGTGGACACTTCCACAGAAACCATCACCAGCTTGTCCCACGGACTTTCCAATGGTGATATTGTCATCTACTACTCCAATGGTGGTACTGCCATCGGAGGATTGACCAACGGCAATGAATACTATGTGGTGGGATCTACTACTGATACCTTCCAAGTGTCCTTGACTTCTGGTGGTTCTGCCATCAACTTGTCTGGCACAGGAAACAGTTTACAGGCATTTCTGAAAATTGACAACACATTGTATCTGCCTAATCACGGTTTTGTGACTGGACAAGAAGTCACATACACAGAAGATTCTGGCAGCATCTCAACTTTGACAGATGCCACCAACTACTTCATCATCAAAGTCACTGCCAACACCATTAAGTTGGCTACAACCTATGCCAATGCCATTGCCGGCACTGCCATCAACATCACACCTGCGTTTGGATTGGGTGACACCACGTTGACAGGTCCTTTGGATCAAACTGTGACCATCAATACGTTCACATTGACCAACTATCCCAATCCACATGACTACTTCTATGTGTTCTTGTCCCGTCCTTTGGAATGGGCCACAGAACCCACACCTCCCACACCTGTGGATGCACGTGCTGATGACAGTGCCATCAAGAGAAACATTTTAGGTGTGAAGAAGGTGAATCCCAGTGATGTGGCATTGTTGGTTGACAGAATTGATTGGACCACAGATACAGTGTACACCCAATATGATGACACAGTGAACATGGCTGGTACTGATTTCTACGCGTTCAATGATGAAAATTTCAGAATCTACAAGTGCTTGAGCAACAACAATGGTAATCCATCCACAGTGAAACCTAGCTTCTCAGAAGTGGGTCCTAAAACCCTGTCTGATGGATACATCTGGCAACTGATGTATGAAGTGCCTGCAGCCGACCGCGTGAAATTCTTGACAGCTGATTACATTCCAGTGAAGTTCTACGGCACCTCCACACGATTTGACCATAACGGTACCATTAGTGAAATCATTCTGGATGACCAAGGATCCAGCTACACCTCAGCACCATTGGTTATCATTGTAGGTGACGGTGTAGGCGCAGAAGCCACGGCCACAGTGTCTGGAGGTTTGGTCACAGAACTGAATCTTACCAACGGTGGTGCTGGTTACAGTTTTGCCTTTGTGTTGATTCTAGGTGGCGGTGGAACAGGAGCCTCAGGCTCTGTGGTGATTGAAACCACAGACTTGCCCAACATTGTGAATCAAAATGTTGCTGGTTATGCTGTTGCCACCAACGGACAACTGGACTTCATTGAAATCATTGATGGTGGTTCTGGATATGTGGAAGCCACCACCAGTGTCAGCATCAACGGTGACGGAAGTGGTGCTTCTGCTGACCTGACCGTGGTGGATGGTGAAATCACTGGTGTAACCATCACAGACCGTGGCACAGGATACACATTTGCTGAATTGACCATCAATGGAGATGGTGCAGATGGTGAGCTTCGTGCTGTGATTTCACCTCAAGGGGGTCATGGTTCCAACATCCCACAGGAATTGTTTGCCACAACACTAGGTATCAGTGTGGCTATTGAAGATTTCCAGGAAGACTTCTTCTTGGAAAATGATTTCCGTCAATACGGTATCATCAAAAACATCAAGACATTTGACAATGAAACTTTATTCTCTGCCAACACAGGTAACGGATGTTTTGTGATGACGGTGCCTGATGGCACCAAGTACAACCTTGATGACACTGTGACCACAGATAGTAATGGAAAGTACATCGTGGCATATGTGAATGCCACAATTGTTTATCTGCTACCAGTGATAAATAATATCAATAGTGAATCAATTTTGGAAAATGTCACAACAGGTGAATCTGGATTGACCATCACCTCATTGGTTGAGCCTGAAATCTCTCAACGTACCGGCGAAGTTATCTACTACAACAACATCGCACCATTGACACGACAGGCTGAACAAACAGAAACATTCAAATTGTATATCAACTTCTAATAACACATGGCCAAGCTTAATCTCAACACCTATCCATATTATGATGACTTTGATTTGGATAAGAACTTCCATAAAGTTCTGTTCAAACCCGGTTATGCTGTTCAAGCCCGTGAACTAACACAACTTCAATCCATTCTTCAGGATCAAGTCAAGAGATTTGGTGACAACATCTTCAAGGAAGGTAGTGTGATTTCTGGATGCCCAGAATCCACAAACTTTGGTGTGGATGTTGTGAAAATTCTTGACACTGACACAGCTGGTCAAGAAATCACAGATGCTGGCTTGTTGGCATTGGAAGGAAAAACATTGGTGGGTGCCAATGACAATGTGAAGGCTGTTGTGAAGAAAGTGGCCACTGGAAGTGAAACCACAACATTCAAAGCTTTGTTCCTGCAATACATCTCACAAGGTGATAGTGGCGCCACAGAAACATTTGCTGCTGATGAAGTGCTCACACAACTGGATGATGAAAACATCACCGTAACCATTGCGGACGTTTCACAAACACCCATCACCAAGGGTTCATTGTTCTCTGTGGGTGATGGTGTGGTGTACGCCAACGGATACTTCATTCGTCATTACACACAAACCATTGTGTTGGAAAAATACAGTGAAACACCCAGCAAGAAAGTAGGTTTCTTAGTGAATGAAGAAATCATCACTTCAGATGATGATGAAACATTGTTGGATCCAGCACAAGGTGCATTCAACTACACAGCCCCAGGTGCCGACCGATTCAAGCTGTCCACTACACTGGTGTCTTTCCCTATCAATGAAACTGTGGAAGGATTCTTCATTCTGTATGAAGTGAACGCAGGTGCCATCAGTCGTCGTTATGACAGAACACAATTTGCAGAATTAAACAAGACATTGGCACGTAGAACCTATGATGAATCAGGTGACTACGTGGTGCGTCCTTTCAACTATCATATTCGTGAACATCTTGTGGATGATGACACAGATGGTGTGTACACATCAGGACAAGGTGGTGACAATGGTAAACTAGCCCTAGGTGTGGAGCCTGGCAAAGCCTATGTACGAGGCTTTGAGTATGAATTGTTTGCCACCAAGTATCTGGACATTGTGAAGCCCACAGACACCAACGAAAGAACAGCCATCAGATTGTCCACAGCATATGGCAACTATTTGATTGTGGATGAAATGTGTGGTAGTATTCCTTCCAATGGGTCAGTGGTGTCACTACGAGGAGCAGCTGCAGGTGCTGTCACTGCCACAACATATTCAGCAACATCAGCTCCAGGTTCAGAAATTGGTACTGCACGTGTAGCCACTGTGGAATACATCACAGGCACACCTGGTGCCGCAGCCGCACAATATCGTGTGTACTTGTATGATATTGAAATGACTGGTGGTAGTGTGGCAGACATTCGTGGATTGTATCGTGATAATGCATCCAAAGACTTTCATGCTGATGTGGCAACTACTCCTGCTGAATTGAAGGAAGCCACATACTCACCTTACATCATTCCCTCCACGTACAACTATGTCAAGACGTTGCAACCCACCACACTTGACAATTCATTCACATACAGAAAACATTTCACATCTGTGGCTGTGGCTGCCAACGGTTCTGCTTCCATCAGCGTGTCTGGTGATGAAACATTTGCTTTCACTTCAGCCACCAACGCTACTATTCTAGCTGAATTCATTGTGGTGGCAGAAACCACAGTGAGCACAGGCAGTACCATCTACACAGCCGGTCAAGTCATCAACATGACTGGTGGTAACATGACTGTGACACCTGGCACCAACACCATCAATTTCAACATCTACACGCCTGGCAGTTTGACTGGTTCACCTACGGTGTCTGTGTTGGCTTCAGTGTCACGTTCTGATGTCACTCCCAGAACCAAGACGTTGAACAATGACCGTTATATCAGAATTCAAACCACCAAGAAACTAGGTTTCATCAGTGGCACTACATATCTGGTGGGTACCGCTAGCTCATCATCACCAAACATCACATTTGCCTACAATGCTTCCGTGGGAATCACTTCTGAAGATTGTCCTGTAGGTAGCAAAATCTATACCTCTGCCAATGTGTTGTTGGGTACAGTGTCATCTGTGACGGTTAAAAATGATGGCACCAGCACTGGCCCCATCATTGTGTTGACAGGTAATGCTGCCGCTAGCATCACTACAACAGGCAGCACACCGCTATGTGTGGTGCATCCAAACTGGGATGTAGTGTCCAAGAAGTTCACCACCTCACCTTCATTGGGATTGTGCGACATCTATGCTTTGGATTACATCAAGGCAGGTGGCGTGGAAACCGCCTGGGCCACCATCAATGCTTCAGGTGATGACCTTACTGGTCAATTCAAAATCAAAAACGGACAAACAGACAGCCACTACAATCTAGGAACTGTGGATGGAAGCTTCCTAGAAGAACGTCGCTATGTGATTCGGGTGGATCACTTCACACACGGTACAGGTGCCTTCTTCAATGTGGACAGCTATCCTTTACCTGCACAAGGTAGTAGTCCTACTTCCTCACAAATTGATTGGCACAAGATGCCAGTGTACATGGGAAGTAATGGTAAGAAATATGAAATGAGAGATTGTTTGGATTTCCGTGTCACCGTGGCCAACGTGGCAACTTCCACCACCACACTGACATCATCCAACATCAATCCCATTGGTTACACTGCATCCACAAAATCCTTCTCAGGATTCACACCACATTTCATCCCACATCCTCAAGAAGAATTCATCACAGACATTGAATGGAATCTTGCACGTGTGGACAGAGTGATTCTGGATGCTGATGGCAACTTCACATCCATTAAAGGACAGGCATCTGAAAATCCATTGACACCTAGATTGCCAGCTAATTGCATGGATCTAGGCATCCTGCAACTACCTCCCTTCCCTGCACTATCTCCAAAAGCTGCCAAGTTGGCAGGTCGCCCCGCCAATGCTTCCAGCTTCAGCAAAGCAGACTTGCAACGTCGATACACCATGGCTGATATTGGTGTGATTGAAAAGCGTTTGGGTAAGTTGGAAGAATTCACCAAGTTGTCTTTCTTGGAACAAAAGACCATCAACACCATGATATATAATGACACAGGTGAAGAACGATTCAAGAACGGCGTGTTGGTGGATTCATTTGATAGACCAGATAAAATCAACATGAACAATGAAACCAACAATTGTTTGATTTATCAGGGAGCGTTGACACCTAGATTCGACACTGACCCAATTGATTTGCAAGTGTCTAGCACCAGCAGTGTGGTGTTGGCTCCTAAAGATGCCAAGATTGTGGTTCGTCAAACCGTAGGTGCCACCAACTTTGCTGTAGGTGAAACTGTGTCACAAGCCACATCCGGTGCCACAGGTGAAGTGGAACATCGTGTGGAAATCGCACGTGGTGGTAACTACAAGTGGATTCGTTTGTACTTGGTGAATTGCACAGGCACTTTTGTTGCCAACACTGCATTCACCATTACCGGCACCACCACCAGCACCACAGGTCTCATCACCTACACAGGCATCACCACAGCAATTTTGATGGAAGACATGCGTCCTAGTTTGGTGAGTTATCCTGAAAACGGTGAAATTGCCACACTACCTTATGAACATGAAGTGTTCTCTGAAAATCCCTATGCCTCTGAATCTGTATCAGTAACCAACAACGTGGTGTACGGTTATGAAGGAAGCATTGGATTGATTCCAGCAGAAGATGTCTGGTACGAACACAGAACACAACCACAAATCATCAACCACTACAACACAGAAGTCATCATCAAGGAAGTGGAAAAACAAGTGGAAGTGATTCGTGAAGTGGAAAGAATTGTGGAAGTGAAGGTTCCAATGCCAGTGATTGTTGAAGAAACAATTCTACCTCCTCCCCCTCCCCCTCCTCCACCAGCTGTGAAGATTAAGCCGCCTGTGTTTATTGAACAGAATTGGAATTTGAAGCCCATCAAGATTAAGGGTGTGGGCGGTGTTTTGGGTGTACCTGCTATCATTGAAGTTACCCCAACAATTCTGGTGGAAGGATTCCCCATCTCATTGCCTTCAGATTCACCTGCACCTGTGGAAGAAACACCACCAGCCTATACTGAGCCTTTGAGTGGCGGTGGAGCAAGCGGCCGCGACCCTGCAGCAGTGTACGGAGGTTCTGGCATGAGTTGGAAAGGGGGAGAAATTGAACCGATTTCCAGCTTTGGTTTCCAAGATGTTAACGCAATCTAACAGTTAAATACACATGACAACACCACCACCAATTATACAGCAGCCAAGTGATGAACCACTATCCTACATGCGTAGTGCTTCCGTCAATTTCAATGCCAAAGGATTGAAGCCTAACACTCGGGTTTATCCTTTCTTTGATGGACAACTAGTTACAGACCATTGTCGTCCTGCCACAGCAACTGTGTTTGGTGGCAATCTTGTCACAGATGCCAATGGCGAATTGACAGGTGTGTTTCGTATTCCTGCTAAAACATTCAAAACTGGGACCAGAGTGTTCACACTCATCAATCATCCCAGTGATCCTACTGCTCAGACAGATTGCGTGGCAATCACAACCTACAATGCATACGGTGCCATCACCTATGACACTGCCAAGATTGCATCCACCAGAGCACCCAACATCACATTTGCACGTTCCACTTCTCCCAGAGAGTTGTCCGTTGAACGTACCGTCACAGTAAATCCATCCACAACAACATTCAAAGATCCAGTGGCACAAACATTCTTTGTGTCTGGCTTGAACAATGGCATCTTCATCACCAAAGTGGATGTGTATTTTAGGACTAAGCCAGACTCTGCCACAGTGCCCATCACATTGCAAATTCGTACCACCACTAATGGAAATCCAGGCACAGAGATTATTCCTTTCAGCACAGTGACCTTGTATCCCAAAGATGTGAACGTGTCTGCTGATGCTACTGCACCAACACAATTCACATTTGAATCACCGGTGTATTTGAAGAACAATGAAGAATATGCCATGGTGTTGTTGCCAGCAGGTGGTAGAGAAGGGTATGAAGTCTGGACTGCTGTGCTGGGTCAAAACAAAATTGGTACAGAAGAAAAGATTGACAAACAACCTTCTGCTGGCCGGTTCTATGTTTCCAGCAACAGCGTGAGCTGGACAGTATCAGAAACCAGCGACATGAAGTTCACACTGTATCGTGCCAACTTCAATGTGTCCAGTGGTACATTGTATTTGAAAAACAAAAAGATTGATTATCTGGGTATCAGTGCCAACTCTGTAGATGTTCTGGTGGGTGACACGCTCACTGGAGGAACTAGTGGAGCCATTGGTACTGTGTTGAACCATGACAGATACAACAAGGTGGCACATACAGAAGTCATCTCTGGCACCTTTACTGAGGGTGAAACCATCAGCATCAAGAGAACACCCACAGCCTCCAGCTCAGGCACTGCTGTGATAACTTTGGAACCATATGAAGATGGCACAGAAGGCAAGTTGATTCACAGAATGGCACCTGCCATATCTTATGTGGAATACAATGATTCTGCATTGTCATTTGAACATAAAATCTACAATTCTGCTGAAGTGGAGCCTGCCAGTTACACACCTATGAAGAAAGAAGGGTTGTTCACATTGGGTGAAGAAAAGACAGTGTATTCCCACAGTTATGAAACACTGGCAGGTGGGTTGAACATCACAGATAGCACGTTGGGTTCATTGATGGTGAAGGTGAACTTTGCCACCAGTAATCCCAACATCTCTCCCATTGTGGACATCACCAAGTCACAAGTGATTGGTTACGAGCATGTGATTCGTAGTGTACGTAGAACATTATCAGGCACATCCACCTTCAGCACCAGCAGCACCACAGTGACAGGTAAAACCTCAGGTGATGAAACTGCTTTCATCAACCAAGTAATTAATGGTTCAGTACTTCGTAATTCTGAAGGCAAGGTGATTGGTGTGGTTCGTGCGGTCACAGCCAGAGACAGCATCACATTGTCATCCAACGCAGCAGTTGATGGCACAGATGACATCATCACTGTGGATTATGAAGCCACAGATGTGCAAGGCAATGCCAAGTATCACACACGGTTTGTGTCTCTCCCAACAGGATCAGACGCTGATGATTTGATGGTGTTCATGGATGCTGAAATTCCAGCAGGCACTGACATTCTAGTGTATGCAAAACTAACGGCACCTGGTGACACCACAGATCCCAAAAATCGTCCTTGGACTCAGATGATTAAGAGTGCCAACAGCAACAGTCTAGGTGCTGGTGAACTGGTGTACAAGTTCAACAAGAATGGTCATGATGAAAACACTGTGGTGGGCGGATTGAACAGCTCAGGTGTGTTTGAATACACATCCAATGGCTCCACATTCAATCAATTCACTGTGTTCAGTGTGAAAATCGTGATGGTCAGCGTGGATTCCTATTATATTCCTGTAGTGAATAGCATGCGTGCTTTGGCTCTGATGGCATAACATCATGGATGAACTAAAGATTCGCCGAGACAAAGACAGTTCTGCGGTTGTGAATACTGATTTAGAGGGGTTGGCAGCATATAAAGCCAGACGTTTCAGTAAAGACAAAATGAAAGAACTTGAAACTGATATAAATAGTGTAAAACAAGATTTAACAGATATTAAAAATATGCTACAACTATTAATTGCCAATAGAGGATAACGATGTCCACATTAACCTTAAGAAACGTCAAAGGTACACCACTCACAAATACTGAAGTGGATGATAACTTCAGTAATTTGAACACTGATAAGCTGGAGAAGGATGGTAGCAATACTATGACAGGTAAGTTGACCACTGTCACAAGTAGTGCTTCCACAGCCAGCATTCGTGTTCAACAAGGTAGTGCCGATCCCACATCACCTGTGTCTGGAGATTTCTGGAACAATGCAGGTGATTTCAAATATTACACAGGATCTGCCACTCGCGTCCTCACAACTCTTGATGGTGCTCAAACACTCACCAACAAGACTTTAGATGCTGCTTTGGTCACCAACGGTTTATTTTTCGAAGGTGCTACTGCCGACAATTTTGAAACAGTATTGACTGTTGTTGATCCCACAGCAGATAGAACAGTCACCATCCCTGATGCCACCACCACCATGGTGGGTACAGATGTTCCACAAACATTGACCAACAAGACCATCAATCTTTCCAACAACACCTTGACTGCCACATCAGCACAAATGCTTGCTGCTGTGTCCGATGAAACTGGTACAGGATTGTTGGTGTTCAACGGTAGTCCAACCATCACCTCACCCACTATCGCACAAGTAAACGCATCGGCAGATTTCACCGTGGATGCTGCAGGTGACATTGTTCTGGATGCCGATGGTTCTGACATCATCTTGAAAGATGGTGGTACAGAATTTGGTCGCTTCATACAGTCTGGTGGTCAACTAGTTGTTGCCTCCAGCTCCAGCGCCACCACTGCACTCACCATGTCAGGCGCAGATGTGAATGTGAATGGTGACTTGACTGTGAATGGCAACGACATCAAGTCCTCAACAGGTGCAGTTGCCATCACATTGAACGCTGCTGATGTGGAAGTGAAGGGTGATTTGACTGTGACAGGTAATGACATCAAGTCCTCAACAGGTGCAGTTGCCATCTCATTGAGTGGTAATGCTGTCACCATTGCTGGTGATTTGACCATCAATGGTACCACCACCACGGTGAACAGCACCACATTAGACATTGATGATGTGAATTTGACTGTGGCCAAGGGCAACGCCACAAACGCAGGTGCAGATGGCGCAGGTCTAACTGTGGAAGCCACAACTGCAGGTAACAAGACTTGGACCTATAGCAATGGCAACAGCGCCTGGAGCAGCTCTGAACACATCAACATCCCAACTGGCAAGAACTATCTCATCAACGGTTCACAAATTGCCGCTTCCAACTTGAGCAATGGCACCACTGGTTCAGGTTCTGTGGTTCTGTCAACCAGCCCAGCACTTACAACTCCTGCCTTGGGTACACCAAGTTCAGGCACATTGACCAATTGCACAGGTCTTCCAAACGGTGGCTTGGTGAACAGTACTATCTCAGGTGTGGCACTAGGCAGTAATTTAGCAACATTAACAATGGGTGTGTCTGGCACAGGATTGTCGGGGTCACAAACATACAATGGGTCTGGAGCTGCCACATTCACGGTCACCAGTAACGCCACATCAGCCAACACAGCATCCACCATCGTGGCACGTGATGCGTCAGGTAACTTCACAGCTGGAACAATTACAGCAGCATTGACTGGTAACTGTTCTGGTTCTGCAGCCACCTTCACCAGTACATCTCAGAATTCACAGTTCAATTCTATTGGTGTTGGAACTG